GTTATCGACTAAAACTAAATCGCCTTGTATGTTTGTGTTCGGGTTAAGATACATATATTGAGTTATAAAAGAGTAATAAAAGGAAAGCTCCGAAGAGCCTTCCGATATATTAAGTAATTATTACGCTAGTAAAGAAGTAGCTTTTACGAAAGCACCTGGTTGAGTTACACCCCAATCAATGTACTGATTTACAATTAATCTAACTTCACCATTTGCAGCTAACGTATAAGGGTCAATTGTAATATCTAAACCTCCAAACATTCCGATAAACAGCTTAGAGAAATCTCCGAATAAGAAGTCAGCCGATACAGCACCATCACTTGTACAACCTACAGTATAGTAAGTTGGGTAACCGTTAACTAAGTTTCCTTGAGAACCTACAGTTACAGCAGAAACTTGAGCAGAACGCTTCAAATCTTTCATTAATTTTGGATTAGCTACATAAGCTAAGTTTCCAGAAAGACCTTCACCAACAGCTAATTCAGATTCAGCTAAACAGAAGTCATCAAAGATAGACGCGTTTGCAGAGTAAGAATTTTCAGTAATTTCAACTACACCTGTCGTAGCAGCAATCGCTCCAGGAGCAGAAGATACATTGGCAGCAGCGAACATAGCGGCATCAATCTTTGCACCAGCAGCACGACCTAAATCAGCTACGATTGCTTGTTGTGCGCCCATTCCGTTTTGCATTAAAAGTTGCTTAGAGATAGCTACGTTAGAAGATAATCTAAGTGGAGTTAAGTCTAATTTACCAAAGTTTACACCTTGTTCTGCCGATTCAGCAATTTCATCTTCCCAAGCTACAGTTTGTTTTCCTGTAATTGGTAAACGAGTATCAGCAGAAAGTCCAGTAAGGATATTTGCACCTACTTGATTAAATACAGAAGCCTCACGTAAAGCCTCTTGGTAACCCATTACTACAGTTGGAGCAATAGCTGAAGCAGTTTGTGTTACATCAGCACGTTGCTCTAGTAAACGAGAAGGAATACCTAATCCACTAATAGTACGACCAGCTGCTCTAGCTTCTGCTACAGCTTCATCGTGTAATTCTTTTTCAACACCATCTAGTGTGTTGTTCATAAAACCTGATAAGGCTTTGAATAATGAATAGCCTCTTACTTCAGATGACTTATCTTTGTTTTCCATAATTTCTACTTTAGGGGTTTTTGTTGCGATTTCCGCATTTAAAGACTCTTGGCGTTCAACCGTTTCGATGTCTTTTTTTAATTTGTCGATAAGATTCATTTTCTCATCGTAAGAAGATTGTTCATCTTCAGTAAAGTCACGAGCCTCAGTTTTACAAGCCTCTAACATAACATTAGCTTCTTGAATTAAACCAGCACGTTCTTGACGTAATTCTACAGAGTTTTCCATCTTTAAAATTTGCTTTTTAATTTTAATTCGTTTTGTAATTGATTGATTTTCCTAAGTGTTTCTTCACTATCGCTATTAATTTTAGCTTCTAATTCTTTAGCATCTACTTTAATTTGCTCTAAAGAACGTAAAGCTACATCAGTATTAGCGTAAGCACCAACACCAACAATAGAAACATCAAACAATCTTCCGATTTTAGTTATGTTTCTTTTATACACATCACCATCTTCCTTCCATTCATCCTCTTCTACCGTAAAGGCAAATGATGATTCATAAAGTAAGCCTCTACGCATTAGTTCTGCGACATCTCTACCCGTAGAAGTGTTTGGTAATGTACCATCGTATCTTAAACCTCTTTCATCAACTGAAAGTTTTAAAGTACCACCTATGTTTCTATCTAAGATAGCGTTCATATCGTGGTTGTAAGTTAAGATTACATTGTCATCTAATCGACCATCAAAAGCTCCACGAGAAATAGTTTCGTAAAAACCTAAATCTCTACTTTCGTGTTCAAATAATGAAGCGTACCCACTAACATTGATTACGTCTGAACTTTCATCCATTCGTACCTCACAGTCAGTAGAGTAAACTCTAATTTCTTTATTATTCTTGTTCATCTTCATTAATGTTTTCGTTAAGTTCCTCTCTTGATGTAGATTCTCCTAATCGGTTTATAGGTAGCATATTAGATTGCATATAGTAATCCTCAGAAGCACCACCTACACTATTTAAGTCCTCAAGTTTTCTAACTTCGTCAGGGGACATAACACCAATATTAACTAAAGTTCTATAGTAATCAGCTCTCGCTTTAGAATCACCTCTAAGGATAGCTGTTAAATTAAATTTAAAGTATTCCGTACCTCTCTTCTTAAATGGAACGAGTTTAGCGTTCAATTCAGATTCAATACGCTTAATCCAAGGGGTAATGGTATGAACCACAAAATCTATCTGCTGTGCTTCAATATTCGAGTATGTGGCGTTTGAAAGGTCATTTACTAAATGATTCGGTACTCTAAATATGCGACAAATATCAGAGATTTGATATTGTCTACTCTCAATAAATTGAGCCTGATTATTTGGAATAGTTCTAGCTTGGAAATCCATTCCTTCTTCAAGGATAGCTGTTTTACCCGTGTTGCTTGTTCCTGAATAGTTGTTAGACCAAGATTCTCTAAGTCGTTTAGCTGTTTCAGGTTTAAGTGTTCCTGGGTGTTTAAGGATTCCTCCTAGTTGTGAGCCATTTTTAAAGTAAGCTCCAGCGTGTTTATCTAAAGCTAAAGCTATACCTAAAGTTTCAGCAGCCATTTGGATAGGAGATTTCCCTTGAATCCCGTTGGTTGATAAACCTTTTATATGTATCATATCAATTCCGTTCACTCTACCAACTTTAGGGTAGATGTTCTCAGAATCGCTTTGTTTTATTTCGTAATAAACTCCCCTTCCCTTCGGTGATATAAAAACATCTACATCATTACATTTGATTGGGTGAAGTCCAATAGGGAAACCTCCGTTGTTACGTTCAATATAAGCATAAGAGTTACCATCTAAACTTAAATCCACCATTATACGTTCAAAAAACATAAACGAGTTAAATAGTGGTGATGGTTGTTGGCTTATAAGAGCGTTTAAGGGGTTGTCAGACTTAACCTTCTTTTGATTATTTTCATCTCTCTCATAAAGCGAAATAGGAAGGGAAGCTATAGTTTCAGACAAAACTCTAACGCAAGACCATACGGCTGCGACTCTAAGAGCTTGTTCTTTAGACACTACCTCACCTGAAGCGTTCCCAAAAGCACTTCCTATAATCGTTTGACCATAGATGCTTCGTTGCTCTGTATCAGAGGACTTGTCTTTTCTTCTTAAAAAATCAAATATACCCAAATCTGTGTTTTTGTAAATAGTATTACACTAGTAAATAGTAAAAATAGCCTAAGTGTGAACTACTTTTCAACACTTTTTTTAATATTTTTTAAATGTTTGGCTAATTTCTTGTACACATAGCGAGTGCTAACACCATTAATTGTTGCTATTTCTTGTATTTTTAAGCCATATTCAAATCTGAGATATGGTATGTTATCTTCTATTTTAAGTAAGTTCTTCCATAATTCATCAGGAAGTTTATCGTAATCATCCGAAATAAGGGGTGTTTTAGGCTCTCTAAGGCGATAAGTGTTATGAAATGGACTCGTAGTACTTAAAACTTGATTGGTGACGATACGAGCTACAAAAAAGCGAAACTGATTTGTTTCGTACAAAGATTGTATAGTTTCCTCCATTTGAGATAGGAGAATTAAATTTATATCTTGAACTAAATCGTCAATTAAATGTAAATCTTTATTGTTAGCTAAAACGCTTACACAAATATCTCTAATTGTGGTTTGCTCTTGAGCTATTATTTCATTCTTAGATAAAGAATATTTCTTTTGAGTCATAACCTGAGTTTCCACCGTTCTTATTTTGCATAGCCTCGCTTAACCCCATTATGCAAGAAATTATACCATCTATTTTTTCGTTTGATTTGGATTTATCAGGCTTCACATTACCAGCAGCATCGTAAGTTAGCACGATATTAGACATCATCCATCTGAGTACGGGATTACCTCCGTGTCTTAATTTTCCACTAAGTATAAGCGATTCAAATTCTTTTGTAGCTGGACTCATAGTCTTGTAACCTTGTCCTACGGGAATCATCGGACAACCTTCTTCTGTAAGGTCAATTACAATCTGTGAAGCGTTCCACCTATCGTAAGCTATCATTTGAATGTCGTAAATTTCACTTAAATCTCTAATCTTTTGCTTAATGTAATTGTAATCACAAACATCGCCAGGGGTTAGGATAACGTGACCCTCTCTAGCCCACTTTGAATAATTTACCTTATCTCGCTCTGAGCGTTTGTGAGCGTTCTCTTCAGGTATAAAGTTATATGAAATAATATCGTAACCACCATCTTCATCAGGGAACATTAATGAAAGTGAAGTAACATCTCTAGTTGAAGCTAAATCTAATCCAGCGTAACAAGTTTTTCCTTTTAAATATCGCTCATTCACTAGACCATCACACTCCATCCATTTTTCGTCACTAATCCACCTAGATTCGTTGGCAACCCATTGATTTAGATGGAGTCTACGGAAGGTATTTTCGTATGAAGGCTCATTTTTTGCCTTTACAGCTTGTTGCTTCATATACTCTTCGGTGATGATAGTACCATAGCCTGGATTCGCTTTTCTCCAAACAGCCTCATCAAAAATATCATCATCCTTATCAGCCTCGTAAACAACACCTAAGAATGAATCATCCTCGATACTACCATCAATAAGTCGTTTAGCATAATCGTAAAGTTCTTTACAAATGTGGTCTTTTTGATGACCAGCTCCAGCTGTCGTAATCCCGAGGAGCAGCGGCTCTTTTCTAGCACCCATACTCGTGAGTAACACATCGTAGAGGTCACGATTCTTATGAGAGTGAATCTCATCCAATAAACAACAAGAGAGGTTTAGACCGTGCTTAGTGTCAGCATCAGCCGAGATTACCTTGTAGTATGAGCCATTTTTATCAAAAGTGATAGAGTCACGATAAGTGTTTCCTCTACTAATAAGCTGAGGTTCTTGAATAACCATTTGCTTGGCTATAGAAAAAGATAACCTAGCTTGCTCTTTATCTGCTGCTGCCGAAACAATCTCAGCACCTTTCTCTCCATCAGAGAAAAGCATATAGAGAGCCACACCTACCATTAAATTAGTCTTTCCGTTCTTACGAGGGATAAAAACGAAACATTGGCGAAACTTCCTTAAATTAGTTTTCTTTGACTTCCAACCAAAAAGAGGTTTAATGATGTCATCCTTTTGCCAATCCTCAAGGATAAACCTTTGACCAGCTAAATCACCTTTTACGTGCTGACAAAACATCTCGATAAAATCCACAGCCCTATTAGCCGATTTTTCATCGTAATACCAAATATCGGTATTTATGTTTTTAAGATTATTCATTTTATATTAATCTTAATTGAGATTTATGTTGTTTAATTCGCTTCATAGTTGCGTTGTAATAGTTTGTATCTAACTCACAAGCAGTCAAGTCAAATCCAAGATTGTGGCAAGCTATAGCTATTGAGCCACTCCCTAAATGTGTATCTAATATCTTATCGCCATCTTTTGCATAGTTCATTAAAATCCACTCATAAATATCCACAGGCATCTCGCAAGGGTGAATACCTTTCCTTCCTTTTGCCACAAAATTAGTCCAAGTCTGCGTATATAACTCTATTTTTTTATGGAAAGAAGATGAAGCTATTACGCATTTAGAAAAATCAGGCATTGGTTGATTTTTAACCCAAACTATAGCACCGCCTTTCTCTTCAAAACAATTAAAGTAGTTTGCACCGAATATAATTCTATTCTTACTTACTCTTTTTAATTCTTTAAAATAATCATCGAATGGGATAGTTTCATTCCAATCCACTTTATTGCCTCTTACATTACCAGTTTGTTGAACAAAATTACCAACACCAAATGGTGGGTCTACAATAGCTAAATCGAAATGGTTATCCTCATACCTAGCCATCATCTGCATATTATCTTCGTTAGTTAGATTATTCATCGTTGTTAAAGAAATTCTCTATTTTAATATCAGGAGTACCAGCGTGACTCTCTATTGCGTTTACCTTAGCTCGACTCGATGGAGTTAGACCAAATTCTTTAAGCATCTGAAAGACTCTAACGAAAGATTGATTAGCTATTTGCACTTCAGGTCGTAGAATAGACTTAGTGTGACCCTCTCTTGACGTTACGTCTTGAGTTGGACCTAAAGTATTCACAACCTCTTTAGCTTGTTTATATTCGCTGTAAGCATCACATAGCAACTCTAGTGCCATAGAATCAGCTTGAGTCAGTACGGACATATCGTGTAGCAACGTACCTAATTCGACAAAAGCCTTTTGCCCCGTTTCACTCAACCAAGTTGGTGTAGGAGGGATAAGGGAAGGGAGTTGTGGTTCTTGCTGATTTGTTCTATCTGAACGTAAAGTTCCTCGCTGTCTTTTTATTTCTGTTGGTAAGCGTTTAGTCATAATATTCCAAATATACAAAAAATTATTTAATAAGAAAGAAAGAAAGTAACATAAAGAAAGAAAGAATAATATACTCTCTTTATCCTTATCCTTATCTTTATCCTAGTAGACCCCATCTTGACCCCATTTAGACCTCAATTAGACCCCATTTAGACCTCTAAAGCCATATTGCCTGAGTATCAGCGAGTTACGTGATATAGTATGCGGTGCATAATATAATATTAGGTGATATTACCTATAGAATTAACTTTATCCCTTAAAAACAAAAAAAAAGCATAAATCTTTTGGTTATTAACAAATGTTTAATATATTTGTATCAGAATTAAGAACCTAAACCTAGAAATTATGAGTACATTTAAAATGACAAAAGAAATTTATAGTAATAAAGAGTTTTTTACTCTTAATCAAGGTAATTCTACTCTTATGTCAAGTACTAAAGAAAATTGGTATAATATTATTCAAAGTATGTATTTAAGGTTACTAACTGATAATTGCAATAAAAATTCTAAAATGTATAAAGAATCTTTAAGCCAATACAATTTTATTTGTAATTATTTTAAAATTAAAACTATCTAACTTTTTAAGAGAGCAAGCCACTTGAACGCTGCATCCAAGTCCCCGATTGTATCAACCTGTTTGTTTTAG